TATATCTTACGAAAATAAACTTAGTCATCTTAGTTCATGTCTTGGCACTGTTAACTTTATAGATCATTGTTACGAGGTAATGGGTGATAAAGATGTGTTTGTTTTAGGTAACTCACATGCTTCACTAGCTCATTATGTAGTGCTTGAAAAATACGGTAAAGCAAATGCTAGAGAGTTAGTTAAAAAGCACGGCGTTCATGCTAATCGTGATCCTGAGAATGGCATCCATGTATCAGGAGGTAGTCTTGGTCAGGCTGAAACTGTAGCAGTCGGAATGGCTCTTGCTGATAGAGACCGTGATGTTTACTTGGTAACAAGTGATGGAGCTTGCAATGAGGGGGCAATATGGGAAGCGTTGAGGATTGCAGCTGATAATCGTCTTGAAAATCTAAAAGTTGCTGTTATTGCAAACGGAATGGGTGCATTGGGTAAGATTGATATCGACTACTTAGATTCACGCTTAAATGCCTTCTATCCCGTTTTGGTAGTTAGAAACAATATGTTTGCCTACCCAGAGTGGTTGCAAGGCTTTAATGGGCATTATGTAGTCATGGACGAGCAAAAATATAAGGAGGTAACAAATGAGTAAAGAATTTCACCCATCACAAAGAGGATATTTTGCAGGAGAACTTAGAGAGCAAATGAAAGAGAATGAAAATATCGTCTTAATAGTGTGCGATCTTGGTTATGGAATGTTTGACAAGATAAGAGAAGACTTTCCTGATCGTTTCTATAATGTAATGGCATCGGAACAGGCGGGGCTCGGAGTTGCTGTTGGGATGAGCCTTGAAGGTAAGACTGTCTTTATATACTCAATTACAAACTTCCTGCTTTACAGAGGATATGAATGGATTCGCAACTATATAGATCATGAGAGTATTCCTGTTAAGTTAGTAGCTAGTGGGCGAGATAAGGATTATGAACATGATGGGATTTCTCATTGGAGCGAGGATGCTAAACAAGTATTAGATAACTTCCCAAACATAGAGCAATACTGGCCTGAAGAAAAAGAGGATGTTCCAAAGATGGTTAAAGAGATGGTAGAGAGCGGTAAACCGTCATTTATAAGTCTTAAGCGTTAATAATTAAATAATAATATGAGCGATGTTAAGTTAGGTGCTATTTTTTATCCAACAGAAAGAGACGGTCAGAAGATCCCTTTTGAGTCTTTATACCTCCCCTATATCTGGCAGGAGATTTATTTTGATGGAATTTATATTGATATATTCAACCAAAAGAAAGACATGGTTGTTGTGGATGTTGGAGCAAACTCAGGACTTGTTACTAAATATATGCGTGATTATTGCAAGAAACTGTATGCAATAGAACCTTCCACAGAACACTTTGAAGCCCTTAAGAAAAACAAGGAATATAACAAATGGGATAATGTAGAACTTGCAAATGTGGCGATAGCTGATCGAGATGGAAAAATGAAGTTATCCAAACTAGACAACAATCTAACCTGCAACTCACTTATCAATGACTATAACCAAGGAGGAGAAGAAGTCGAGACTATGAGGATGGACACCTTCTTTGAGAAGAATGGTATTGAGGAGGTAGATTTCATGAAGTTCGATGTTGAGGGGGCAGAAGACATGATCTTGAGAAGTGAAGGCTTTATCAAAGTAGCTCCTAAAATAAAAGCTATTGAGATTGAGTTCCACTATCCCACATGGCAACAATTAGTCGATCACATGATTAAACTGGGCTACACGGCTAGAAGATATGATTCAAGTGCAATTATTGTTTTGTTTACAAGATGAAGCCAATCGTATTTTTTACCATTGTAGACGACAATTACTTTTATAGTGCTGGAACTCATATACTCATAAACTCATTCAAGAAATACCATCCTGATATACCTCTCGTGGTATACAGGCAGGATATGATTGATAAGATCTTCACTAAGAAGAAAGTAAACTTCTACAACGCCAAACCGACATTTGCCAAATTGTTAGCTGATGAGTACGAGCTGGTTGTTAACATAGACTGTGACACTGTAATCACAGGAAGGTTAACTGAGGTCATTGATGGCAAGTATGATGTGGGTGGTGCTTGGAACTTTAACTCCTACGAGAACGCAAGTTTTGAGAACATAGACGAAAAGATGTATGTTCAAGCAGGACTTGTTGGCTCAAGAGATAAGAAGTTCTGGGATATATGGGAAAAAGCAAATAAAGACTGGGAGAAATATGTAAGAAAAGAAAATGATGTATTAAATTTAGTTTGGTACAACGATCCTTATGTTAGTAAATTAAATAAAGTAATATATGATAAGGACAATAACTATCTAGGCTGTAAGAGTCTTGGACGAGAGGCTGAAATGTATATCTTTGCAGACAAGTTGATGTTAGACGGTCAAGAAGTTAAAGCCTATCACCACGCCAAGGGTGATGTTAGACCAAAGCTAGTATTTGAAACAATGGGATTTACACCACAAGTAACAAAATGGTTACATGAGACCGCTTATCAAGGAATTAGTTTTAAAGTTGAAGCCATATAGCGTATTTTCACCACCATTTGAGGCAACGTCGGGAGGAATTAGGGTAATGTATGGACTCTATGGATGGTTACTGGCCAAGGGTCAAATAGTACATTTAAACGCTAGATATGCCCACAGCGACTTCATAGCAATATATCCTGAGATTGAAACGGGGAACCCTGCTCAAGCTAATAGTGTTGTCAGATACATTTTAAATAAGCCAGGAGTTATGGGTTCACAAAGAGACGGAAAGTTTGTAAGTGGTCCAACCTCTTTTGCAGATACAGATAAGATATTTGTATTTTCCGAACTGTTTAACACAATGGGGGTTGACGAGGAACACAAGTTATTCTTACCAATAATAGACACTCACCTGTTCCGAGATATGGGTTTGAAGAGAGATAAGAAAGCAGTTTTTGTTGGTAAGGGTGAAGACAAGAGATTACACCCTCAAGGTTGTGTACTAATTGATAGGATGGTAGCACAAGACCAAGCAGAACTTGCACAGCTTCTTAATGAATGTGAGGTTATATACCAGTATGATCCAGTATCGGCCATGAGCGAGATTGCCCGTCTGTGTGGTTGTAGAGTCGTCTACTTAAGCGATCAATATACCAGAGAAGAATACGAGAGTTACGAACCTGGTATCAATGGCATTTCATTTGGGCTAGAGGAGGATAATAAACTAGATGTGGATAAATTTAGATCACATTATCTGGGGATGAAAGAGATGTTTAGTAAAAAATTAGATCGCTTTATTGAATTAACACAATGAAAAAAATTCGCATTTTCGCGTTTCCAAGCCACGGGAATAAAGAAAGAGTTTCAGGGGTAGACTTTGCTCGCATTATCCAACCGATGGAGGCTCTCAATGGTTACAAGAATGACAAATATGAGTTCCAAGTTGAGGTGTACGACCCAAAGACAGCAAGCGACAAGATGAGCTGGGTTGAAATATCCGCCAGAACAGATATTTTATATCTTAACTATACAGCCCTACCTTGGGAGTTTGCACACATGGGGCTTATGATGAGGAAAGCAGGAGTACCGATGGTTTTGGACTTAGACGATAATCTATGGAATGTAATGCCTGATAATCAAGCATACGAGTCTTACAAGAAAGGTGCTGATGGGATTCGTAACTTTACGGCTATTTGTAATGAGGTTGACTATGTCACCACAACAAACAGGTATCTTAAAAATGTAATAGCCTTTAACAGTACCAAAGAACACAATAAAATAAAAGTGTTCCCCAACTATGTTAACTTATACCTCTATAACCATAAACCAGAGTTCAAGGATACCAACGACATAACACTATTACACTTTGGTTCAACGACTCACTTTATAGACCTACAGGAACAAGAATTTGAGAATGGTATAGATATGATTATGAAGGAATACCCCAATGTTCGTCTCATGACTATTGGAGCAATGATTCCAAAGTATAAGAAAAAGTGGGGATTAAGGTATGAAAGTGGGTATGGTGATACAGATGTTTACAAGTGGATTAAAGACAAATTTCCATCTTTTATGGATAGATGTGATATTTTTGTAACCCCATTACACAATAACGCCTATACCAAATGTAAATCTAGTATTAAGTTTCTAGAAGCAAGTAGTACAGGCAAGGTTGGGGTGTGGCAAAGAATAAGGCAGTATGAAGAGGTCATTGATGGCAAGAACGGCTTACTAGCGTCAACTGCGGATGAGTGGTACTTGGCAATTAAAAAGCTCATTGACGACAAGGTTTTAAGAAAACAAATGGGAGAGAAAGCATTTGAAGATGTTAAGGCGTCATGGCAGGTAAAACAACACATAAACGATTATGCTGATTACTTTTCAGAGATATTTGAGAGTTATAAACCTTGACATTACTTAAATAATTTGATATCAATATATTAACTTTCTTGAGACAAGTTCCTCAAGTAGCGACAAACCTAATTATAGGAGTCGCTTTTTTTATTATTTAAATAAATACTATGGCAACTACAGGATTGTGGAACATCGGAGGATTTAATTTACCAGACTTTGGAATAAGTGAAAAATTAGGGATAGGACCAATCAACGCTAATGTTAACCCGTCACAAATGAGTCAATGGGAGACTGTTAAAAACCCGTCAACACAAACACCACTGCCAGTAGGAACAAAAGTCAGTCCAAATTATGGAGGAAGTGTTTTGGAAGGTCCAGTAAACCAACCAGATCAACAGACACAGTCGACACAACAATCATCTGGGGGTGGAAATAGCGGTGGCGGAAATTCTGGTGGGATTCCACCAGTTGATATGTCTAAGTATCAAGGTTGGACTGATCAAAACGCTATCAATGCAGACTGGGCTAACACATGGCAGTCTAAGATGAACCAATCTTCAGGTGGGCCAGACCAAGGCCAAATAAGAAATGAGATTTCTGCTGGATGGGATCAATACATTAACAGCCTTAATGACCAAATAGGAGGGTTACAATCACAAAGAGGTGCTCAAGAGGCTACCATTGGAAGTCAATACGGTCAAGGAGTTAACCAACTCAACCTCCAAAAAGAACAAGGGCTACAAGACCTTGGAAAACAAAAGGAGTCAGCACAACAGAACCAAGTTAAAAACTTAAGAGATATTAGTAGCAATATCAAAAACTCATTCATGGCTGGAAATAACTATCTAGGCTCTATGGGAGCAGGAGACTCAAGTGCTGCCAATCAGTACGCTTTTGCTTTAACCAAGATGGGAACTCAACAAAGAAGTGATGTTATGCAGAACACAGCTAACATTATAAACGACATCCAAGGAAGAGAAACAAACCTTAACAATGTCTACAACTCAGAGATTAACAACTTAGGATTTGAAAGAGATCAGGCTATAAACGGTGTTGCTCAATGGTTTGCAGACGCACAAAACCAGATTAAACAAATGCAGGCACAGGGCCAACTTAATAAATCTCAAGATTTAGCTAACCTCTCAAAGGATATTTACAACCAAGCCCTAAAACGCCTTGATGATGTAAATAGCTATGCACAACAGAAACAAGCAGCTCTTGATCAGTGGGCTATCAATCAATCCACAAACATCAATCAGGTTAAACAGAACTTGGCGGCAGTTTCTAATGTTTCCTATAACCAACCACAAGCACAGGGATTAGTGGGAACACCAAGCGTTGATTCATCTGGGAACATGATAACGCCAAGGTTCTTTGGTGGAACAAATGAAAAAGATAGATTATTTCAATAGAAAGGAGGCATTATGGCTTCCCTGAAAGACCTAAAAGATAGAATAAAGCAATATATAGCTCAATCTCCCAATAAAGTTGACGACAAACTTCTTGGATTTGGACAGAAGGCAGTAGGAACACTTAAAGGAATTGGTGGCAATCTTGCTAATGAGTTCAAACAGCAACAACAGATTAAATTTCAACCAGCTCAAAGAGCAATAAATTCTCAACCTGTTCAAGATTTTACAAGGTCGGCGTGGCAGGCAACACAAATACCAAAAGCTGGAAACATATTGCAGGCGGCAGGTAGAACAGCACTCGGCACAGCACAACTTCCATTCTCACCACAAAACGCAGAAGTTAATCTACAAAAGGCCCTTGAGTTAAGACAAAAAACAGGAACAACTGGAAGCTATCAACAAGGGCTAATGCCAACACTTAAGACTCTTGGAAATGTTGGGGGAGCAACGGCAGGAACAATGTTAACAGTAGCTAACGTACCCAAAATGCTTACAGGTGCAGGGGCAACAAGGCTTGCCACATCATCTTTACTTGGTGGAGGATTAAATAAGATTATGGGAGGATCTTTTGCACAGGGGGCAGGACAAATGGCAGGACTAACACCAGCCATAAGTCAGTTTTCAGCACTAACCAATCCATATATAGCAAAATCACTTGCAAGACTTCCAATGGCAGGTGCGGTTGCATCAAAACTCCCTCCAGCACTAGCTAATGTTGCTCAAGGTGTAGGAATTGACATATCAACAGGACAAAAGACCACTCCATTAAGTATTGGAATTGATCTTGCAACAGGGGCTTTGGGCGGATCGTCTCAATTTGCGGGGTTAAGATCGGTGGAAGCACCAAAAATAAAGATAGATAGTAAAAAGGTTGGTGTTGTAATGGATGCAATTAGGTCTTTTAAGAGGGGGGACGTTCTTGATCCCTCAAAAAACAAGGTTGATAGAGAGTTTGTTAATACTGTCTATTCAATAGCTAGGGAATACTCCCCAGAAATGTTTAAGGATGGTAGGAATATAAACTATTTAAATGCCCTATCTATAGCCAATAAAGCGGTTGCGGAAAACATGGCTTATAAATACCCAGTTACAAATCAAATACCAGCAATGGGATTGGTTGGAGATACTAAGCCTAAAGGACTAACACCAGAGGTAAACCCCCTCATCCAAGAAGCCCGTAAATATAAGAGTGCAGAGGAGTTTGTGAAGGCACAGGGGACACCTGTTTATCACGGGACACAGGCAAAATTTGATAAATTTGACAGCAAGTTTGCGACTGACGCAGAGGGAAGAATGTTAAATTTGGGTTGGGGAAAAGGTAATTTTTATTTCACAACAAAAAAAGGTGAAGCTCTAAAATATGCTACTAGAGAAAGAAGCGGCGAAGTCGCAAAGTTATATCCAAAAGGTGAACCTAATGTAATTGAAGCTTTTGTTGATGTTAAAAAGCCATTTGATATGGAAGTTGGAAAGAATGCTGAAAGGTGGCGAAAAGTTAGAGATGGATATTGGACTGACGGTGTTTCTGATTTTAATTATCATAAAATTCCAAAAGGTAAAACAAAAGCAGAAGCGTTTGTAGAGCAACTCAAAAAAGAAGGATATGACGGAATTGTTGACGGACAAGAAATAACTGCTTTTTCAGAAAACCAAATCAAAACCAAATCCCAACTAACAGACATCTACAACCAAGCTAAAGCACAACCAGAGGTAAACCCCTTAATAGCAGAAGCCCGTAAATATAAGAGTGCAGAGGAGTTTGTGAAGGCACAGCCAAAAGTATTTCATGGTGGAACATCTAAGGGTATGTTTAGCAAAGAAAAACAGAGGGTTGATGGAATATGGTTTTCAGACTCAAAGTCTACTGCGGCTGGATATGCTGGAACTAACGGAAATGTTACTGAGGCTGTATTAGACTTAAAAAATCCCAAAGTTTATCCCACAGAGGATAGTTACTGGTTAGATAAGACACGCAGTACATTGGAAAAACAAGGATATGACGGATTGATTATAAAAGATAAAGGACATTTGGCGGTATTTAGACCAGATCAAATCAAAACCAAATCCCAACTAACAGACATCTACAACCAAGCTAAAGCACAACCAGAGGTAAAGAGTGTGGGACAGCCGTTACAAGTTGGTGGTACGGGGATTATAGATCCTGTAAAAGCAGAAGAAGCAATGATTAGCTCCGTCAAGAGGGAGATGTATGACAAAGAGGATTTTAACTTATTTAACAGAGTTAAAACAATGGCAAGGTCTAAGTTATTCCAAGAAGGAGACATAGAGACATTGAGAAAAAAGAATGGCGGTGTGATAGATAAAGCAATAGAAAGAGTTAGGGAGGCAGAGCCAAATATTATAGATGATACTGAGGCTTTGGACTATATAATAAACCTGCCCACACAAAGAGATACTGTTATGCCAAGGGAAAGTTTTGGAGTAGGCGATAGTGTTTATCTTGCAGAACCAACTCCCAAGACTTTGGAGAACATAAAAATAAGAGACTTAAAAGCTGAGAAAAAGGTCGCTGATGCTGATTACAAGAACTGGCAAAGACAAGTATTCCAACAAGAGGGGGCTAGAAGTACAGAACAAGGCAATTTAACCAACCAATTAAATAACTTAGGAAAGACAATAAGAAAAAATACGACTGCTGGCAATGTTCCAACTGAAGAAATAAAAGATATATCTGGATTTAAAGCATATACAAAAGATATATACAGAAACTTTAAGGACGCTTATGGGAATAACTTCCCTAAGATTAAAAGTGCGTTGCTTGACCCGTTTGATGAGGCCAAGGGAGATTTGTCAAGGTCATTTAAAAAGTGGTCAGATCGTGTAGATAGCGAAGTTGTAAAGGGATTTGGAATAAAGAAGGGGAGCAAAGAGAGTGCAGCCGTTCAACAGTTTGGAGAGGGTAAGGCAAAATATGAAGATTTAATATCTAAGTTTGGAGAAGCAAAAGCCAATAAAATTGTAGAGGCAGACAAATGGTTTAGAAAAGAGTACGACCAACTTTTAACCGAGGTAAATGACACTATGAGAAAAATCTATCCCAACAATCCAGATAAGATAATTCCAAAAAGAAAAGACTACTATCGCCATTTTAGGGAAATGGGAAACGGGATAACGGGACTAATAAACATATTTGATAGCCCCTCAGGAATAGCGTCGTCTCTAGCAGGAACAAGTGAGTACACAAAACCTAAGTCTAAGTGGTTATCTTTTGCACAAGAGAGGTTGGGTGACAAAACAGAGTTTGATGCTGTTGGTGGATTTTTAGATTATGTAAAGGCGGCAGAATACAACAAGAAAATAGATCCCTTTACCAATCAATTTAGAAAGTTAGCAGAAGATCTGGCTTTTCAGACAGAAAAGGACCCTAAAATAAATAACTTTATAGAGTATATAAACGACTTCGCCAACGATCTATCTGGAAAAACCAACCCTGCTGATAGATTTGTTCAAAAAGTAATTGGGAGGAAGCCAATGAGTGTTCTTAACTGGCTAAATAATCGTGTTAAAGCAAATGTAATCCTTGGCAATGCAAGCTCGTCAATAGCTCAGATATTTAACGTCCCACAGGGAATAGCTGATGCTGGACCACAGAACGCAGTCAAAGGTCTTGGTTCGACTATTGCTAATTTATTTGGAGAAGCAACACCAATTAAAAAATCTAACTTCATACAGGAGAGATTTGGTACTGATGTGTTTAATAAGTTTGATAGGGGGTTAATAAACAACACTCGTAATTTGGCTGCTTGGATGGTCGGTGCTTTAGATGAAGTGGGTACAAAATATATATGGAACGCCGAATATCAAAAAGCCATTTCTCAAGGGGTTCCAGACGCTATCAAATATGCAGATGACATGACTAGAAAAATGGTGGCTGGTAGAGGAATAGGTGAAGTCCCGTTAATCCAAAAGTCTAAAGTATTTCAACTGATTGCACCCTTCCAACTAGAAGTGTCAAACCTGTGGCATGTAATGGGAGACTGGGTTAATGAAAAACAATTCGGTAAATTAGCCACTTTTGCTTTAGCTTCATTCGTTTTCAACAAGGGTGCAGAGCAGATAAGAGGAAATGATGTCTCATTTGACCCAATACAAGCGTCTATCGATGCCTACAATGCCTACAAAGAAGAAGAAGATAAAAAAGTTGGAACTCTAAGAGCTGGGGGAAGATTGGCTGGTGAAGTCTTATCAAACCTTCCACTTGGACAAACCGTCGCTGGGATATATCCTGAATTTGGTGGCACTGTTGGCGATACAAAACTCCCAACAAGAAGCGATCTGTTCGGAGAGGGAGATCCAACAAGATTCGGGTCTGGACTACTGGCTCAAAAAGGCATCCAAGATCCGTTATATAAAATACTACCGTCTTTTGGTGGACAACAGCTTAAAAGAACTATTGAGGGGGTTGGTGCTACAAATAAAGGTTATTCGGAGTCAAAGACAGGAAAAGTTAGATTTCCAACAGAACAAGATCCATTAAGAAATGCTCAAAGAGCTGTTTTTGGTCAATATTCAACTCCTAATGCTCGTGAGTATTTTGATAAAGACACAAGCGTTCTGGGAGATAAACAGTCGGATACATTCAAAAACTTAATGCAACAATCACCACAAAAGGCTCAAAACTATTACAACTCTATCATCTCTAAGAGAGAGGCAAATAAGAAAACATCACAAGCTCCTAAAACAGAAAAAACAGGATTGATGGAAAGGCTAACAGGTAAAGCACAGGCGGCAGAAGAAGCCCCAATGGCACTACCAGAAAAAGAAGATCAGGTAAAAGTCCTCTTCAAAGATGCTAAGAGTATTGTTGACAACTTTGAGGATAATATGACTAAAGCTCAGTATGGTTTAGTCTCTAAAACAGCAGAGGAATATCAAGCTGAGTACGATGAGGCAAAATCAATGCTTGACCGTATAAACAATGAAAAACCAGAGGCAGTTTATAACTTCGAGCTAGATGCCAACAAGTCAGGAGGGGGGAGAACGGTGGAAGAAAGGGCCAAGTGGACTTATGACTTATTAGACAAGACACCAGACGATAAACTACAGGAAAAGATAAATCAATTATGGGAGTCTAAAGTTCTAACAAGTGGATCTTCAGGCACAGCACAAGCGTTAAAAGATGAGTATGGTATTGATGTATTAAAGTACACAGGATCTAACAGTAAGATTAAAAAGTCACTAAAAATAGGTGGGTCAAAACTTAAGAAGTTTACAATGCCAAAACCTACCAAAATATCAACACCAGAACTTACCAAGAGCAAATTATCAACAATGCCAAGCTTTAAGATCAAAGCACCACCTAAAATTAAGATGGGTGGAACAAGAAGAAGGGTGAAGTTGACAATACCGAAATAAAATAATATGATTAAGAAGATCTTTACTTATATAAGTGTTAAGTTAGACCGCCTTTGTTGCGGTCTTTTTTTATATGGCAATAGTTAAAACCCTAACCGAAGCAATCAGTTACATAAACAATCTCTATGAGATTGATTCTTCCCCACCATCTTCTGGAGAGGAAGATTATGAGGTATGGAAAGGACTACTTAATGTAGCCGTTAACCTATGGGAGAATGAAGAGGGAGTAATGTGGAGGGAATTGTTTGTTAAGTTGGATGATGCTAGTACTGGAGATAAAACGGCAAGTGCTGGCGACTATTCGTATGATTGCCCTGATGACTTTGTAATGCCTGCTAGTGGATATGTATGGATTGGAGACAACACCAATAAAACAGCGTATAAAGTAATAAGACCAGACGAAGTTCAGTTAAGAGAAAATAATAGCGATAAATGGTGCTATTTCTTACAAGATGGTTCTCCAACACTAGAATTTAACCCTAATTGTCAGGTAGTTGCAGGAACAATAAGATATAACTACTACAAAACAGCCACTGCCGTATCTTCTGGAACAGATGAGTTTGAAATGAGTGATCCAATGTTTGCAGTTTATTATGTTGTATCTGAATTAAAGAGGGAAGAGGGAGATACTTCGCCTGCTGTTATTGCCACCCAAAAAATGGAGGGAATGAAAACTAGAAACGAAGCAGTTCCTTTCTATCAGGAAAATTCAGTAATTAACGATGCCGACATCGGGTTTGGAATATGAGACTTTCAGGAAGAACAACACAGGCAAAGGAAGCGAGGATAACAATAGATAAGTTTGATGGTGGATATAACAACCTTGTTGATGAGGCTCGCATGGACACTAAGTTTGCTGTAGAAAGCAATAACATGATTCAAGTTCAGGATGGTATTTGGAAAACTAGATGGGGGCGTAAGTATTATGGTCCCGATTATCCTGCTACTCCCGATGGGGCTTCAGAATTTGTTAAGTCAGACGGAACAACTGAGCTTATTGTTGTATCAAATGGTAAAGTCTACAAATCTACAGATGGTGGAGCTATTTCTGAGATCACAGGGGCAACATTCACGGCTGGTGTTAAATGTTACTTTATGCAGATAACTGGATACTTATATATTGCAAATGGAACAGACGACCTTGCAAGGTATGATGGAACAAACTTAACCAAGTACACTCAAATATCAGCTCCTGCCAATTTAACAGCCTCCCTAACGGCTTCTGGACTAACTTCTGGTGTTTATACATACTACGCTCAAGTAACAGCCTTAAATACTATTGGAGAGACAGTTGGTTCAACCGAGGCTTCAATAACTACCAACAAACTAAGGGATTCATGGACTGCTGGAACAGATCAGGTTGTTTGGAGCTGGGACGCCGTGTCAGGGGCTACTAGATACCAAATATATCTATCCGATCAGGCAGGATATGAAAACTTATTAGGTAATTCAGAGGTTACAAACTTTACAGACGATGGGACGGCAGACATTAACCCTTACATTGAGGTTCCTGATGACAACACGACTGGAGCTCCTAAATTCACCTCAATGTGTGTTTCTTCTAACAGAATATGGGCGACAAATAACGCAAACGATATGTACAAGGTTTACTTCTCAGGAACAGGTCAGTTTATAGGTACATTCTCTGACTTTTATGGTGGTGGTTGGATCAACCTTGAAAAGGGAGGTCGTGAGACTCCTGTTGTTGTCAAGCATTATCAGAGTGGTGCAGGAGACGGGAGAGCCACAGTTCTTGCAAAGACTCCTGATGGTCGTGGTGCTGTATGGCAGATAACAATTTCATCAGCCACAGTTGGATCATCAACATTCTCAGTACCTTCCGCTTCAAAGATTGTGGGTTCGTGGGGCACAGAAGCTGTTGGCGGTGTTGTTGCAACTGATAACGATATTGGATTCCCTAATAGAAAAGGTTGGTTTTATCTCGGTCCACAACAAAACTATTACGGTATTCTTCGTACCCGTGAGATGAGTAGTAATATACGCCCATACTGGAGAAACCTAAATGGTGCTAATGTTAAAAACATTGTTGCCTATTACTACGATGCTAAGACTTTCATATCTGTAGCTACTGGAACTTCAGGAAATGATAGGATTGTGGTTCTTGACTCGGAGAAAAAAAACAACTGGTCTGTTGATTGGTCATTTGGTTCAAATGGATTTCTTGAGTATACAGATACGGCAGGATCAACGCATTTTTTGTCAATTCCCGTAAGCGGAACAAAACTTGAAGAAATATCAGAAAACTTCTTGGGAGATTTTGGAGGAGCTATTAACTACTCCTACATCTCACCGCTAATTCCTGTAAGTCAGAATAAAACTGATATTCTTAATTTCAGGGAGGCAGTAGTGGAACTTGGAAGACCTAAGGGGACAGTAAATTTTCAAGTTCTTGGTGTTGGTAAAAATGATGCCTTTAACACTATTGCGACAGCTACGGTTTCAAGCTTTGGAGCAAATACTGGTGTGGGAACTGATCTTGCAGGTGAATTATATCCATCAGAAACCAGAGCTAGTGCTAGTGGTGGTGCTGATAGTTGGGCAGTATATCTTCTTGAAGCTCCATCAGTATTCGCTCAGGCGACAACCAAAAAGGCAATTAAGAAGCGTGCAAAGCTATATTCACTACAATATAAGGTATACTCAAATACAGCAGACACACAGTATTCAATACTGTCATTACAAGCCAAAGGAAGATTAGTAAATAGACGCTTACCTTCCAACTGGACAAATTAATAGTTAAGAAAATAAAATGGCTGCAGCAAATACAGACAAACTAAAAAAATTATCAAGAAAATGGGTTGGTCAGATTGGATCTGGAGGAGTTACAGATGACACGGTGACAACAATTCCATTAGCTTCAACCACAAACCTACCAACAGATACGGCGGTTGTAGTAACTATTGACAGGGTTGACTCAAGTGGTACTAAAACCCCAACCCTTGAAGAGTCAGTTATTGGAGTGGTATCAGGATCAAATCTTATTAACTGTGTCAGAGGATCAGAGGGGACGGCTCAGGCACATAACGCTGGTGCAGTTGTTGAAGTCTTAGTAACAGCCAAAGGATACAACGATATTATTGATGGCTTCTTAGTTGCTCACAACCAAGACGGGACACATGGTAATCTTGGAAACGCCACAGCTTCAACGGTTAGTGCCTCAGATGTAACAGCCTCAAGGTCCATGACTGCTTGCGACCTTACAGCCTCGACGATTATTGCAAACTCCGTAACAGCCAGAACTACAAATGCAGATCTAGCCTTAGCAGGAAATGGAACTGGAAAGGTTAAGATAAACGCAAGGTATGGGACTCCACAAGCAGGAACAATATCAGCCTCCTCAGTAACGCTTGATATGAGTGTTGCCAACACCCACACAGTTACTCTTGCTAGTGCAACAGGAACAACTCTTGTAGCTTCAAACGTATCAGTCGGACAACCGTTCCTTGTAAGAACTTTACAGCCTGCTGGGGGAAGTGCAACCGTTAACTGGTTTACAGGTTCCACGGTTAAATGGGCAGGTGGATCAGCACCGACTCTAACGGCAACAGCTGATAAAGCGGATATGTTTGGCTTCCTATGTACTTCAGCTAGTAATTATGACGGTGTAATAGTCGGACAAAATATATGAAAAAGCTTAAAAAGAATATCACCACAACTAGACAATTTAGTTATGAGATTGACGGATCAACCCTTTCTTTCACTCTAAACATAGACAACAAAAAACAAGTAGACGCTTTTAGAAAGTGTTTAAAAGAAGCATTAAAAGATATTAAAGAATAATGGCACTATCAGCAACAGGAGGAACAATAACATACGCTGGAGGAAAGACAATTCACACATTTACTTCTAGTGGTGATTTTGTAGTGTCTGGACCATCACAAAAAGAAGTTTATACAACAGACCTTTACAGCGATGCAAATTTACAGGGGTATTGGAGGTTAGAAGCTGATGGAACTGATAGTAGTGGAAATGGTAACACTTTAACAGCTAGTGGTTCACCTACTCATGCTACAGGGAAATTTGGTAACGGTGTTGACTTGGAAGCTAGTTCATCACAATACTATGCGATAGCAGACGGTAGTCAAACAGGACTTGATGTAACAGGAGATTTTACAATCTCAACATGGATTAAGAGAGAAAGTATAGGCTCATTTCAAGCCATAGTTACAAAAGATGATATTTCTGACAGACAAATAGAGTTCTATCTGGATAGTAACAACAAGGTTGTTATCGCTTACGAGGATACTGTCGCGGGAAGAACGACATTAACTACCACAAATGCTTTAACCACAACAGGGGTGTGGTTTCATGTTGTCGCTAGAGTTGACATATCAACTGGTGTTCCAGAGGTTTTTGTAGACGGAACTAAGTGGACTGGTGTAACTAGCGGTGGTGGGACAACCGCCATTGTTTCTGGAGCTGCTGATTTCATGATTGGTGCTAGAGATAATGCTGGGGGAATTGACCTTTTTTTTGACGGAATGATTGATGATGTCGCAATCTGGGATAGAGCCTTAACAGATGAAGAAGTTGTAAGTCTATATGGAGTGAGAGCTGCCGTCCTAGTTATTGGTGGTGGTGGTTCAGGTGGAAACGGAGGAGGTGGAGGTGGAGGAGCTGGTGGATACCAATATAACGACTCTTATGCTTTAACCGCTCAAACATATACTGTAACGGTTGGTACTGGTGGTGCTGCTCAAACAAGTTCCAACACAAAAGGAAATAATGGAAATAATAGTGTATTTGGAACAATAACAGCAAACGGTGGGGGTGGTGGTGGTGCTTACAACAACCAAGCTGGAAACAATGGTGGAAGTGGAGGAGGTGGTGGAGGTGCTGAATCTACAGGTGGAGCTGGTGGAACTGGAAGTCAGGGTTCAAACGGTGGAACGGGTGGTGTTGGCGCACCAAACTATAAAGGTGGTGGCGGTGGAGGTGCAACATCGGCTGGAACTTCTGGTGCAACTGTTGGAACTGGTGGAAATGGAACAGCAAACTCAATTACAGGAACATCTGTAACTTATGCTGGAGGTGGGGGGGGGAGTGCAAACACCGCAGCTGCTGGAGGTGAGGGTGGAACTGGTGGAGGGGGTGCTGGTGGTAATGCTCCGAGCAATGCTGCCAACCCTGGAGTTGCTGGAACAGACGGTCTAGGTGGTGGAGGGGGTGGTGGAGTTGGCACATCATCTGGCAAGGGAGGAAGCGGTGTTGTTATAATCAGTTACGACACTCCAGCGTCAACAACAGGAGCCGCCTTCTTATTAAACTTTATATAAACATGAAAGACAAACTTAAAAAACTACTACACGGAATGGGAATTTATTTAACAAGACCTAAACAGATTGAGTTAATAGAAAAAATTGTTAATATAAAAAAAAAGATTAGAAAATAATACATACTCAAGACATACATGTTCACAAGAAAAGACATCAAAAAAACCATTCTTACTATCATCACTTCTCTTTCTATCGGAGCTGTTGGTGGTATTAGCACTTATATTGCTACTGCTAACAGCAATCATTTCAATATATCCGCAAATTCAAGAAGGATCGAGGAGATCGAATCGAACTATGTGCATTCTGATAGGTACGAGTCAGACATCAAGGCTATCACCTCAGATCTTTCCGAACTTAAACAAGGAGATCAGAAAATACTTGATTATATTATTAGATTGCGATGAAGCTAAATGATTTTGTAAACAAGTGGAACGGTGAGCATGTAGAGGTGGCAGGATCTGCCAACGCCCTTAATCAATGTGTTGATCTTGCAAACTTATATATCAAAACTGTATGGGGTAAACCAATAATTCAATGGACAAATGCTGTTGATTTTCCTTCAAGAATGCCTGCCCCTGATTATGAGTTTATAGAGAATACACCCGAAGCCGTCCCTCCAGAAGGATGTTTAATGATTTGGAATAACACCAAAGTAGGACATATAGCAATTTTCATAGAAGGAAGTGTTAAGAGTTTTAGAAGCTTTGATCAAAACTATCCCACTGGCTCACCTTGTCATATTCAAAACCATACATATTCAGGAGTATTTGGTTGGATTATTAAAAAAGATAGTATAATAAAACCACCTCAAATAGAGGCACAAATGAACGACCAAACAAAAATACCCCTCGGAGAAAAGTGGGGAGACGTGGAAATACAAGCCATAAGATCAATGCTTCGTGATAGTGACAAACTAAAAGACGAGCTTGAGAAATGGAAAACTAAATATGAAGAGTTGGTTAAAATTCAATTAGGTATGAAAGATGAATTTACTACAAAACTTGAAACTACTAAACAACTCGCTGAGGATAGAAAAAGGGAACGAGATGAACTTATATCTGAATTGGCTAAAATCCTTGGCACAACACAGGAGAAAGCTGTTATTGTTGCAGACATTAAAAAAACTATTGCTGATAATGAAAAACTTAAAAATATCTCGGATAATCGGCCTGTCTATGGCGATAATTGGATTCAATCTCTTACAAAACTTTTAGGAGACTTCTTTAATAATTTATATTTAAAAATTAAATAATAAAATGGCAAGAAAAAAAACCATCATAAGCAAGGTTAATGAAATTAAGCGTGAGGACGTCGCTAAATGGGGTAAGAATGCTCTACTATTCACAATCCCTGCAATCATAGTATTTATAGGGTCAGTAGCCGATGTAATACCAAAAGACGCGTCCTACGGTGTGGTTTTGCTTTATGTACTCAACTTGTTAACTGATTTTCTAAAAAAATACCGTCAGGAGAATAAATATGAAATACATTAAGCCTAACATTACTGATAAACAACTGTTTGAGTGGATGGCTTACTGGAAAGAGATGCCAATCCAAGATCAAGTTAACTTAATACGCAAATACATCTTGGAGCAGATAGTCAAAAAAGATGACAAAAGAGATTGAAATAAAACCACTAACCAAAAGACAAAGAGAGGCAATACTAGACAGAGACGACCACACATCACAAATGCGCACATATTCAGAAGAAAAGGGCTGGCACTTAGCTTCCTACTGTGATAATCCAGAAGATTGTAACGACCTTCAAGTCCACCACATCAAACCTAGAAGAAAATGTAAGACCCAAGAGGAAGCAGATAATCCACGCAATTTAATTACTTTGTTTTCCTGCCTACATACTGGAATTTGTAAGAAAAGGAGGATCAAATGACCGAAAAATACGCAGATGGTAAGTTTGTGGTACATCCTGACATTAAAGATGCTTTTAAAAAATACAAAGGCAGGGAAGTTGGTGGTGATTCACTGCAGAGGACATTTAGGTTTAGAAATGCAATGCTTGATGCCTGTGAGGATATTGTCTATTGGGATGGCGATCATGATGTTGAAATGAAGGAAATAGCAGAAGAGAGAACAGTTACCAAGGCAACTGCTGGCTGGAGATATCCAAAACGTATGTTTAGAAGACAGAAAAAAGAAAAGTAGTATAATACAAACAAGATGTCTAAAGAAAAGGACAGAATTTCCCAAGATTTGATAGAGAATGTTAATGGAATGTTGTCATCTGATATATCAACGATTGATGTTTATCGCAATGCTGTAGCAAATCAAGCAAGAATGGGAATGCTTGCCGAAGATGCAATAATGAGAGGCGAGGATAGAGAAGATTTAAATGAAATGATGCAACAAAACGCAGGTATTATTCATGTACTTGGTAATTTATTAAGAGGTAAAAAACTAAACTAATGGCTATTAAAGAAAAACTTAACTTAAACGGCATAGACCTTACATTTAAAGGATGGAGATTTAAAAGAGCTAGAGGGCATGACTTACCAGCACAGTTAAGAGGTAAGGATGTATCAATACCACAAGAAGCCTTATACACCGATTCAAACGGCACAGAGATAGGTTTTCATGCAGACAATCCAATTATTAAACAAGAAAAAAGTGTCATCTTTAAAAGAAAGCATAAATAGTTTAAAAGATTGGCAACTGTCTCATTGGTTTAAGACAGGTGAGATTCCAATAGTTAAAGAGGGAGAAAAACCTCCTTATGCTGAAGTGTATGAAGATGATGTAATTGATATTTACAACGACCAACCAGACTGGTATCACAGAGACAATGAAGGAAAGAGTTGATCGTTTAAAGAGTGGGGATCGTGATACTTGGAGCAAAGAACTTAAGAAGGGGAAAAAATATTCACAGATTGTAGAGGAGATTGTAAAAAAGATCAAAGATGATAAAGTGGACAGTAGCAAGAAGTAGGTAACTCGTTATGAGTTCTTTTCGCCATTGGCTACTTCACATCCTTGCTAAATATTGATCCGTCAATCAATAATACCCTGTATGGTATCATACTATATCAATTCTGTCAATCATGGTGTTTAACTGCTAATAGACAACTGTTATATAATAACCCTACAAGCCCCCATCTAGTGAGTATCTCGGTAAACTCATTATTGACGGGGGCTTTTTGTTTATAAGGGACATAAGGATAAGGGATATAAATCTGATACAGAAAGATATAGTTGACATGAGAGGGGCTACTTGTTACAGTAGCCCTATGAAAACTCTCAATGATATTTTATCAGATACACAAGGAAACTTTTCAATCAAAGATGTGGCGGGAGCTTTTAGAGTAAATGAAAATACAGTGTCTAAATGGGTTTATGCGGGAAAATTAAAGGCTGAAAAGGTTGGTGGAGTATGGGTAATAAGAGGAAAATGGGTTAGTGAACATATTCAAAATAATCAGAGTGGTGATTTTAAGAGTTTAGCGGAAATAATGGAGGGTTATAAATTACCTTTTGAAAGAGATGAAGAGTAGAAAAGGGTTTATTTTTTATAAGAGTTTTTACGATGCAATTAAGGTTTTAGATGATGATGATGACAAACTTTTTCTTTATGAAATGATAGTTTTTTATGGAATTTATGGAAGAAAAGCGGGCAAAAAATGGAAAAAAATGGAAGAAAAGTGGAAGAAAAACGAAAAAAAGAGCGTAACAAAAATGATCTTTATGTTAATAAAACCTCAACTTGACGCTAACTGGAATAAATATGAAAACGGGAAAAAGGGCGGTGAGTATGGAAAACTAGGAGGTAGACCAAAAACCCCTAAGGGGTTATCTAAAAATAACCCCACAGAAACCCCTAAAGAAAAAGAAAAAGAAAAAGAAAAAGAAAAAGAAATTAATAAAGCATTTAATCCAAATATTTTTTAAATTACTATGAACAATAATCCAAACCGTCGTCTACTCGAAAAAGTTATTACTATCTCTTTTCTTTTAAGAGGAAAAGAATTAAGTAAGTGGATTAAGTTTGTCGATGTTAAGGATTATGTTTTTGATATTCATAGAAAAATAGCACGGGCAGTACTCGGACTTGCTCGTAAAGATATTTGTGTGGATTTGTCTACGGTAATTAATTTTGACCCTAGTCTATCTGCAGGAGAGTTAGCAGGGATGATCGCTGAGATTACAGATAAATTCTCAATGGGTGATTTATCCGCTGAGAATATCCCAAAACGAATTAAACAACTCAAAGAAATCAATTTAATTGAGTCGGCTAAAAAAGGTGAAGACATTTCAACCATCAGCCAGAAGATTGACGAGCTATCACGCCAAGGGTTAGATAAATTACTCACACCAGAGGAGGTGGTGCAGAGAGCGTGCGAAATTATTGAGGAAAAAAACACTAAGCAGGAGGTAATGGTTAAGTATCCGTTTAAATTACTTAACGGTGCTACTCGTGGTATTCACAAAGGTCAGATGATTGTTGTGGCAGGTAGGCCAAGTGTTGGCAAGAGTGTGTTCTTGCAGAACATGGCTTTAACTAATCTCCTTGAAGGAAAAAGTGTTTTATTTGCCACAGCAGAAATGAGTATTGACTCTATGATTTTAAGATTTATGAGCCAATTATCAGGACAGAACTTGTTTTATAAAACCGAAGGAATTAAACCAGAGCATATAAAAGATTTTTGGAAGGATAAAAAACTATTCATGCACCAGTTTACATCAACCCATGAGCTTGAAGAGAAGCTTTTAGATCACAAGATTGACATAATTTACATTGACTATCTGCAAATTTTAACTCCAAAAAGTGGAAAGTTTACGGGGCTAAACGATAAGACCTCGCTTATTGTTGGTGATTTAGTGGACATAAAAAACAAATTTGATATTCCCGTGGTATGTGCCAGCCAGTTTAACCGAAATGCTGTAGATCAACCTTCAATGGCGGATTTATACCAATCAGGCAAGATTGAACAGGCGGCGGATGTAATTATTTCTTTGTATCGAGATAAAGATGATAAAGATATTAAAAATATGCGTAAAATTAGGATTGATTTGCTTAAAAATAGAAATGGTATGACGTTTTGGAATGGTAGTGTTAAAACTTATTTTCTTTGGTTTGATGGAAATAGTTTTAGTTTTTGTGAGGATGAGAAGCATTATGCTGAAGAAATATTTAAATAAACGAGGCTAATCTACTACTTGACACATTCCACAAAAGGAAGTAATATATACACAGTTATCAAATTAGACAAAAATATGAGCTTTTTACCAAAAGACTACAAAGAACCATCAGTTAGCAATTATATGCGTCTCTCAGACGGTGAGAACCGCTTTAGAGTGCTTTCAAGTGCCATTGTCGGTATGGAGTACTGGAAACAGGTCGGAGAGTCAAGAAAGCCCATTAGAAAGCGTCAGGGAGAGGCTATACCTGTAGGCGAGCTTGAAGTGAATCAAAACACTCAAGAATTAGAGAAACCAAAACATTTCTGGGCTTTTGTTGTTTACAACTACCAAGAAGAAGCAATTCAGATTTTAGAGATTACTCAAAAGACAATTCAACAGGCAATGTCCGCATATGTTAATAATCCAAAATGGGGCGATCCTAAAGAGTATGACTTTATCATTACCAGAACAGGTGAAAAGTTTGACACTGTTTACACAGTAACAGTCGACCCAAAAGAAACTTTGAATAAAGGAATTACACAACTCTACAAGGATATGAATATTGATCTTGATCAACTGTTCTTGGGTGGTGATCCGTTCAATACTCAATCAGAATCAGACAAGGTGGCTGATGAAGTTGCCGAAGTGATGAAATGATTTAAAAGATAGTTATCAATCAAAAAGACAACAAATGACTTATCACAAAAACAATAACTTTAATTACAACAGACGTAATAAATACGCAACAATAGGAGCATGGTTTTTGCTCTTAATGGCAGTATTGCTTTTCTTTGGCTTTCTTAAAAGCAAAGAGGTTGATAAAAAGGTTGTTTTACCAGTAAAAGCAGAAGAGAAGAACGAGGTAATAATTAGTTGTGATACTCCCAAGGGGTATTTAGAGTGCCAAGTTTACAAGGGGGTTATAACTTGGAAAGACCACGACAAACTATATCGTCTAGTTGATGAATGTGAGAATAGATCATGGGACACAAACGCTACTCATATAAATGTTCATAAAAACGGGCGTATATCAACAGATAGGGGAATATTCATGGTAAACGACTATTATCACCCAAAGTTAAGCAATCAAGACGCTTTTGACTTCAAGAAAAATATAGATTATGCAATTAGCCTTTACAAGAAACAAGGTGTTAAACCTTGGGCTTGTGCAAGGATTTTAAATATAAAATGAAAATAGATAGAAACAACAAACCAATATCCATTGACTTTGATGGTGTATTACACAAATGTTCAAAAGGATATCAAAACGGTGAGATTTATGATGAGCCAACAGAGGGGGCGGCATGGACTTGTCATAATCTTGCTAAAAAGTTTACTCTAATTGTAATGACTGCACGCCCAAAGAAGGAGCATAAAATGGTTGAAGAGTGGCTTGATAAACACGGCTTTCCTAAAATGTTAGTTACCAATAAAAAATATAATTCTCGTGCGTATATCGATGATCGGGCCATCCGCTTCACGGCTTGGCATGATGTTGTTAAATACTTTTTATAATGTTTAACCCAATAGAAACTATCGAAACGGTGGGGATTCAGTCAAGAATAGAAATAGGAGACCTTGGTCTTATTCCTGCTATTAAAAAGACTTTCGGAGAGAACCTAACACAGGAGCAAAGAGTTGAGATGGTTGTTGCTATGGATAAGTTTAGGAATGAATTGGAAAGACGCGGTATAAATACACCAAAAAACTTTGAGACAAATCTAACTAATACAAGTATAGAAACAGTAGATGAGTTTATCGACTTACCAGACCTAGACAAGCAACTAAAAAACGGTGAAGGGCTTGAAGGATTTGCCCATGTTGTCTTAAAACTGGTTGATCTTGATGGATCAATAGCAATAGACGCAAAGCCTGCAAATTGGGTATGTAATGATGATATTACTTTTATTGACTTCTACCCTCCAACATTAAACGTCGGCGGTAATGTAGAACCCTTTATCCCACAAGCATATAAACGCCCTCAAGAGCTGTTTAATTTTAACTACATAGACCCACGGGGACAGATCACCAAGTTATTAGCAGGGGCAAGGTTTACTTATCCCGACAGATTACAAGATTTGGAGGATATAGCTTTGGCTTGTTGTGTTGGAACGCCTTATTATGAGTATATTGAGGAGCAAATAGCTAACGGTTATCCTGATATGAATTTGTTTTATGGAGGAGATGATGAAAAGGCGATTAACAGACTAAAACAACTATGAAGCAAATGACACGCAAACAGTATGATAAATGGATTAAGACACTAGACCCTCACATTTGTACTTTTTGCGATCCAAGCAAACAAATAATTTTAAAAGAGTTTGAAAACTGGATATGGGTGGCAAACCTCGCCCCTTATTGGCCATATCATACGATGATCGTATCTCGCAGACACTTTGAAAAGTATTCTGATATGACCATGCAAGAAGCAGGAGAGTTGGTTAAGGTAATTGATTACGGAGAAAAGAAAATAATAGACGCTAAAATAATCCGAGAAGATGGAACACAAATTAAAAAGGTTGTTTATTTTTGGAGATTTAGACTTGATAGATTGGATAGGGCAAGTGGAACGGTTAGACCTAACCACTTCCACCTACACCTAACACCTGATAAAGATCATTTGTGGGATAGTCTTATTGATAGTAAAGCGATTAAAAACGACTTAACAAAGCTTCTATGAAAACAACAGCATTAAACGCCAAGGCTAACCGAAAACTAAAAGAGTTATTCTTAAAAGAAAATAACTTAACTTGTGAGGTAAGGCTTGATAGTAAGTGTTGGGTATCGGCTGTAACATTTGCTCACAGACATAAAAGAAACTGGTACAAAGGTAAACCAGAAGAGCTATTATGGAGTAGAGATCAGGTTATTTTGGCTTGCCCTTACTGCCATGACAAAATGGAGAGGGATAAAGAACTAACAGAACAATTATTTAATAAATTAAGACCATGAGATACAACAAATACGGTAACAAGAAAACAGAAATTGACGGCATTAAGTTTGACTCTAAAGCCGAGGCTAACAGATACCTAGAACTTTCAATGCTTGTTAAATATAAAAAAATTAAAGACTTGGTACTACAGCCAGCGTTTGAACTTCAACCGTCATTTAAGAAGGACGGTAGGACAATAAGAGCCATTAAGTATTACGCAGATTTTGCATATTACGACATGGGGCTTGATGAGTATATAGTGGAAGATGTGAAAGCGTCATTGACATTCAAGACAGAAGTATATAAAATAAAGAAAAAGATGTTTGAGTATACTCATCCAAATATAAAAATTACAGAAGTATATGGTTAAAAAATGTGAGTATTGTGAGAACGAGTTTAATGTAATGTACAAGTCTTCAAAAAAAAGATTCTGCTCTCATGTATGTGCCAACAGGAGTAGTTCTTTAGCTAGGCGTAGGAGGATAAAATTAAACTGTGTTGTGTGTGACAAGGAATTTGAGATCACCTATGGGGCTTATATACACAGGTCAAAGACATCCATACCAAGGTTTTGCTCAGTTAAGTGTTTATCCGCTGGGATGAAGAAGAAAGAATTATGGCGAAGTGTGTCTTGTGATAATTGTGGCAATGTGTTCGAAAAGCTTATCTGTAGAATTAACAGGAAAAACTTTTGCTCGATGAAATGTAGGCACTCTTTCGCGAAGGAAAGATATTTTGACCTTGTACCAAAAAGAAAAAAGACAGGATATTGGTATGAGAACGGGTACAGGATTTTATATGATGACAAAAAAAATGGAATTAAAGAACACCGTAATATAATGGAGACACATCTTGGAAGAAAGTTAAAAAAAGATGAAGTTGTACATCACATAAATGGAAAGAGGGATGATAACCGCATAGAAAATTTAGAATTACTATCATGGTCAGAACATAGTTCATTGCATAGAACAAAAGAAAAATTTGAAGGTAAACACTTATTTGGTGGACACAATAACAATTAATAATTATTAAATAAAATGAAAGAAAAAATAGGTTGGGCTTTACTAATTAGCTATTGGATTCTGTCGCTATGGAATGCGATCAACTATAGTCACTTGGGATATATCTTAGGACTTATATTTGTACCTTTTATAACGATCCCATTACAGGTTATAAGTTCACTTTTTACAGACTTTAGTTATGCGATGATTGATGTCGTTTGGCTAGGTATCGGACTTTTATTATTAACAAAAAAAGATTAAAAATACCGCCAATGTGTTATCAAGGGAAACAACGCCCTACATTGACGGCAAGACATATTATACAAAATGAATACAAAACAGGAAATAATTAAGTTACTAAAAGTCAAAGAATATAGACGCAAGTATACATCTGAACAGATAGCAAAGATTTTAGAGGATAGAGGTATTAAAGTGAGTAGCCGATACGTAAGATACGTGGCTAATGAACTAAAAAACTGATACTTGACACATTCCACAAAAGGAAGTATATTTAAGACAGTTATCAATCAATAAACAACATGAACAACATCCCACAAGATCTTGTTATTAAAGTGAAAAACGCTACTGATCTTTACCTTGCAGGTTTAGGACAGCCAGCAATAGAAGTAATCCCAGAATACCGTAAGATGAGTATAGAAGAGAAGCAAGCAGTTATCCTTGAGATGAACTTGCTAGAAAATCAGAAATTATCTATGGTTATATGAAAAACTTTGAAATAATAGAAGTAAACGGAGTTAAGTATGTCAAACTTGACGAAGTGTTAAAGGAAGTCGATGAGATTATTAGAAAACTAGAAGAAGCTAAAAAATGAGTCAAGTAATAGTAGGAAATAGATTTGTATATATAAACGACTCTTTAAGACGAAAAGTATTTGAAGAGGCTAGAATTAAAGCGGTAAAAGATATTAAAAAAGAAAAACAAGAAGAGGACAGGCTTCTTATGATAGCCATTGATCGTGGGACAGTAAACGACGATGGCTCCGAGTGCTAACGCAGACACACTTGCCCTGAAGGACATCGGGGCAACGGAACCTTAACGAAGTGGAGCTAGTACAGCTAAAGAGCAGTACAAAAACAGTAAAACTTGGTTAAGGCTTTGTTAAAAGTACATTGAAATTTGATAGCTTGGGAGAAAGCAAGGTCATACTTCGCAAAGTTGGTCGATAGTTCGTGAAGGGGAAAGCGTAAACCCTCACCCCAGGCTACCAGATTTTAACAATTAAATAAAAAGAACTATGAGAATAATTAAATTTTTAGTAACAGCAACAATTTGTTGGGCGTTCCTACCAATCATTCTTTTAATAGTATTCTTTGCTTGTGCTGTAATACCTTTTGTTGCGTTTATTGCACCAAGTAAAATTAGACTGTTTGAAAATAATAATTTTATATCAATTAAATAAAAACCATGTCAGACACAACACTAAACAAGAGGAAATGGGAGGAGGAATTTGATGAACTAGATTTGGAATGGTATGACCCAAGAATTGATACTGTCGTAAAAGTAAAACCTCGCCACTTTGGAGGAGATAGCGACAAGATACTTAAAGACTTCATCTCCAAAGTAGTAGACCAAGCCTATCAAAGAGGGAAGAGGGAAACATTTGATGTGGTGATAAAAGAGATAATGAATTTTTTTATTGAGGTGGATTCAAATAATAAGAATAGGGAATTTATAATTAATGGTAAGTGGTATGTCTTTAAGTTTGGATGTGATGGGATGCAAATTTTATTTGATTATTTATCTGGTGGTTATAAATTAAAAAATAAACAATGAATAAAACAGAAGGGGAGATAACCATGCCAACTAAAAACCAATTACTAATTAAATAAAAGAGGGGGTGAAAAGTAAATGGATGAAAAAAATGAGGATGGAGTAGACCTAACAAAAGAGATGGCTATTTTTGAAAGCAGAACCATGAGCAAGGAAGCACAAGATGAAGTTGAGAACATTAAACTTCATAGTGCCAATCTTTTGAGAATGTTTAACAAGGTAGTTTCACTAGAGGAGAGAAGTGAAGCTTCAAGACTGATGAACATAGCAAGAACCAACCTTGAGCAAACTGTCATGTGGGCAGTCAAGGCAATCAGTAGAATTTAGCCCCCTGCCCTCCCGACTTAATCGGGAGGATAGGGAGTTAACACTAGAGTTGACAGTAGATTGTTAAAAATTAAAACTATTATGAACAACATACTACCCATATTATCCATGACCCCATTTGTCTTGGTATATTTAATAGTCCTAGTAATTGGTCTTGATGAAAACTGGAGGTTAACACTGTCTACTCTAGGTGTACTTCTTCTTATAATCTTAATAGTTTGGGGGTTCGGGTGGGGATTGACTGAATTACTAATTAAATAAAACTTATGATTGATTTATTTTGGGGTGCTACTTGGGGGATTGTGTGGGGTGTGGCTGTTGGTTTAGCCATCTATTCAATTCCCTATCTAATCCGTAAGGGATGGAATGACGCTGGCAAGAGTGTTAAGGTGTGTGATGTTTGCTGGAGAGAGGTAAAAAAAGTCAATAAAGCCTTAGATGAATATGAAAAGAGTCACAAGGTTAAAAGACTATGAATAAAAACCTAAGACAATCAATACACTTTATTGTTAAAATACTTAATAGATTATTAGGTTATAGAATATGGAGTAAAGGTAAAGAGCCAATTATTAAATAAATAAACACATGATAAAAGGTCAAATGGTCGTGATTACAAAGATGAGGAAAGAAGCTAAACACCATGAGCTAAAAGAAGGAAGGCTTGTTAAAGACATGGGTAATAAGTACCTTGTAGACCTTGGAGAGGGCGGTTATGTATTAGCACTCATGGTAGAAAGAACAGATGGCATATAATACGAGAAGGAGACTGGCAGAGAGGGTAATTGAACACCACAAGCTATTTCCTAAAGCAACAGTTGTTCAACTTTCAAAGTTATTGGGAGGAAGCCCTGAGTGGACTTCTAAAATAATTAGTGAATATAAAAAGAAAAATGGATGAGGTGATGCCAACACTAGGAGGAAATGTGATCCGAGTGGAAGATGAGAATAAACACAGGAAACATATCTGTTATAAGTGCGGTAATGAGATACCCCACCATGTAACAACTTGGTTTGGTTCTGTATGTTTAATTTGTAAGGAAAATGAAAGTAAACGAAAAGCTATTAAAGGTTAGTGCGGGACAGATTGTTTTAGACGGAGAGTTGAATTTGGGTGATGATGTTATAATCAGAATAGATGGAACAGTCACTAAAACAGAAGACCACGACAACCAAGACGGAACCGTTAACAGAGTCTTTACAGTTAAAGGAACCATTGCAGACATCCTTAATGCAGAAGGCAAAAAAATCACTAGGGAGGAAGTGGAAAGATACAGATGAAGTAGTCGATAATTTAGTAAGAGCATTTGAAGACGGAGCCAATATATCTGAAGCTTGCCGTATCGCTAAAATTGACAGACAGACTTACTACAACTGGTTAGAAGACAGCGAAGAGTTTTCGACATTGATGACCGATTCTCAGAATTATCCCGATGTAGTAGCCAAAATGGTACTTGTAAGAGCTATAAAAAAGAGTGATATTGATGTTTCTAAGTGGTGGGCCGAGAGAAGGATGAAGAATGAATTTAGTACGAGAAATGAGATGACAGGAAAAGATGGCGAACATTTAATACCAAGATTTACAGTACAAACTAAAGAGGCAAAACAAAACCTAGAACAACTTTATGAAGGACCTAATAGCTCAGACAACAAGAGGATTTCTTGATGGATATAGATACATAGTACACGAGGGGGGTACTAGAAGTGGTAAGACACACAGCATACTAACCTCGCTTTACCATATAACCAACTCAAGACCATCTATAACATCAGTAGTATCGGAGACATTCCCCCACCTAAGAAAGGGTGCAATAAGAGATTACAAACGCATTTTACAATCACAGAAGATGTGGGATGAGAAGTTGTGGAATAAGACAGACTCAGTTCACACAATAGCAGAAGACAGGTTGTTAGAGTTCTTTAGTGCTGATAACTCAGATAAGGTGCACGGTCCTGAAAGAGACTTCCTTTTTTTAAACGAGGCACAAAACATATCCTATGATATAGCAAGACACCTATTTGTCAGAACCAAGAAGACTATTTTTATAGACTTTAACCCGACAAGAGAGTTCTGGGCTCACGAAGAATTAAAGAATGACCCTAGGTGCTTATGGGTACACTCCACATACAAAGATAACCCCCACCTAACAAGTGAGCAAGTAGAGGAGATTGAGAAGAATAAAGGCAAGAAGCAATGGTGGAGCATTTATGGAGAAGGGAAGGTTGCCGAGAGTGAGGGGTCAATTTATAAAGGATGGCAACAGATAGATGAGATACCACACGAAGCACGGCTTGAAAGGTTTGGACTAGATTTTGGATATACCAATGACCCAACAGCGATTGTAGCCGTTTATAGATATAATGGTGGCTTTATTTTAGATGAAATTACATACCAGAAGGGATTAAGTAACAAGCAGATAGCAGACATCCTACTCAATCAAGAAAGTAAGGCTTTAGTAATAGCTGATAGTGCAGAACCTAAGAGCATTGACGAAATTAGGAGTTATGGAGTTAACATCATGCCATCCACTAAAGGACAGGGTTCAGTTCTTCAAGGAATACAGTTTGTACAAGATCAAAGGATAAGTATTACGAAGAGGAGTCTTAATGGCATCAAGGAATACCGTAACTACTTGTGGTTGGTTGATAAAGACGGCCATGTTACTAACACGCCTGATGTAGGCTTCGATCATTTCAATGATGCCTGTTTTACAGGAGATACACAGATAGAAACCATTTTGGGCAATAAACAGATTTTAGACATATCAGTTGGTGATCTTGTTAAGACTTCATCTGGATTCAGAAGAGTTACACATAAACATAATAACGGTATGAAACTAGTATCTGAATACTTGTTGCAATTAGATACGTCTAGTATTAAAATCAAGGCAACTAAAGATCATAAAGTAAAAACAAACAAGGGATGGATAAAGATTTCAAAATTAAAGTCAGGGATGACTCTCTACTTGAGCAATCATTTAACAATAGGAAATATAAGCTATACCGAGGAGAAAAATACTTTTCCTGCTCCAATAGAAGAATGCACAGGGACGTTTATGAGTTCTATAACGGAAAGATACCCAAAGGATTTCATGCACACCATAAGGACGGCAACGCATGGAATAACAGACCTGAAAATCTTATGTTGGTTGAAAAAAATAAACATTTATCTGAACACTGTAAAAGACGTGTTAAAGAAAATCCAGAGTGGTTTATCAGATTTCAGAAGGCTGGTATCAAAAAAGCTGTCTTTTGGCACAAATCACCAGAGGGGATTGAATGGCATAGACAACATGGAAAAAACTCTTGGAAGAACAGAACTACTTATAGAAAACTTATCTGTGAACAGTGTGGGGGAGTTTATAAAACAAGACATGCGGGGGTCTCTAAGTACTGCCATCAAAACTGTAAAGCTAAAGCACTTAGATATAGGAGAAAGTTGGAGAGAGAACGTCTACGATCTAACAGTCGAGGAAGATCATGAATATTTTGCGAATGGGATATTGGTTCACAACTGTAGATATGCCATAACTTCAATGATGGCAGTAGAAGACCACGAGGATGCACCAGACGACTCATCACTATTTAATGAAGGATTTTACTAATGCACTCACTAGAAATAAGAAAGTGGAATATTCCTGCCCATATTGATATTGAAGATGATATTAAGAAGAGGCAAAATGGTAGAATAACATTCACACTAAGGTTTAACGCTGGAAACATTGTTGATTATAATTTAGTGGAATACATTGACCCTCGAACAAAGTACATTAATCTTAAACCAGCTGTTATCCAAGAACTTACCATTACACATTTTAGTTGAGAATGAGGTTATATCCTCACAGTTTGGCACTTTGACGCTTAGCTGTGAAATAAAAGATGGGGTTGTTAAGTACGACACAATCAACCTAGTTAAGAACAAACGCAAGAAATATAACGGTCGTGAGCTTGACAAGATATAGAATTGGTTGATATACTCCCACTAAGCTAATACCGTATTAACGGACATAAGGCACTCGCAACAGGGTGTCTTTTTTTATATGAATACAATCCTACAAAGAAAACAAGCAGCAGAAGATTTTCTAAGCCAGAAAAGAGATTTGTGGGACAAACTAGAGCAAATCAATCACGGCCAGATAGCAGACGGCGTATCAAGTAAGACAAAATCTCAAGTATTCGATCATAGACTATCCACTCTTAACTATGAGCGAGGATATAGAGTAATGGCACAACTTCCTACGGGTAAGGTAAGAGCAATTTCTAAGAATGATGAAGGTAGTTCTAAACTAATGGATTTGATTCTTGATAAGTACATATTCCTAAATGCTAACTCACAATTTGATTTCCTAACCAAGCTTAGGATGATGGATATTTATTCTGGGGTATATGGTAACTTCTTTGGACTTGTTGACTGGACTGTAAATAAGAATGGATATGTTGGACCTGATTTGTGGATGCTTAACATAAGGGATGTATTCCCACAGGTGGGAGCTATGTCTATTGAGGATAGTGATTACATTATTGTTAGAAGTTGGAGACCATTATCATTCTTTGAGGGACTTAAGAAAGATAAGAGCTATAAGAACATCCCAGAGATAATAAGAAAACTAAAGGACAACTCAGGATCAAAACAAAGCAGAGACTCAGACTCCAAGACCAAGAGAGAAGAAGATCATTATTCCAATGAATCGGCAACTAAGGGATCGGGATATTTTGAGGTTTTATCTATGTATGAAAAAGATAAGTGGACTGATTACTGTGTCGATGCTGATTTAGAGTTTAGAGAGATGGAAAATCCACATGATAACGGTGAGCTTCCTGTTGTTTGTAAATACTCAATTCCCCTGATTGATGACTTCTTTGGCACTTCTGATATGGAAAGAGGAGCACCTATGCAAATGACAATGAACTCGGTTTGGAACTTATATCTTGACTCGGTTAAGATGTCTATTTTTCCACCAGTATTGATAAACAAGGACAACATCGCACAAATGAGTTCTATTAAGTGGGGTCCCGCTCAAAAATGGATGGTTAGAAATGCTGTTGGAAACTCCGTGTCACCAATACAATTAAACCCACAAGGAATTTCAACTTTCAACAATACCTATTCGGTAGCCAATGCCTCAATTCTTAATCTATTTGGCACTTCAGATACTACGGTGACAAAAGGAACTGATGCAGGACAAGGCAAAACACCAGAAGCTCTTAAGATGCAAGGAGCAAGGGAAAACACTAGAGATAATGCAGATAGATACTACATGGAGAGGTTTTTATCTTCAGTAGTTAAGAAGATGGTTAATTTGGTGGCCAAGAAACAATCCTCAACTATAGCAATTAGAATGTTTAAGGACGAGATTGATGAGCTTTCCAAAGAATATCCAGAGATTGCCGAGATGTACGATGAAAAGACAGGAAAACTATCTATTGGTGGTAAGAAAGTAGGATCAACCCTTTATGATTGGGAAATAGTATCAGGGTCTACATACGCAAACGATCAAGACGCACAGAGAGAAAATTTGGCACAGTACATTTCACTATATCTTAAGAGTGAGGGTCCAAACGGTAACATGCTAGATATTGCCCTACAAAGAAGCGGGTTTAAATTTAACTTTGGTGAGCTGTTTAAGAGAGGTATTACTAACTCGGGTATTCAGGATTGGGATAAGATCTTAGAAGAGCAGAAAGAAGAGGAAATAGGTCAGCAGGTATTGGATCAAGACGCTCAAGCTTTCCAACAAGCATTACAGCAGATGCAGGGCGGTGTACCACCACAACCTCAAGAAATGATGGACCCAATGCAACAAGGATTACCAGTTAACCCAATGCAATGAGCAACGAGGCTTTAAAACCAGTATTTACAAATGTTCCTTCTCTGATTAAACAGAAGAACTCAAACCCTGAAGCCTCAGAAGAAGAGCAGAGACTATTTACTATGAGTCATTCAGCAGGATGGAAAACATTTAGAGATATAGCAGAGAGGGCTTCTAAAGAGCTTGACGACATTAACAAGCAGGCAATAGCTGGAGGAGCCTCATTTGAAGAGATTGGAAGGAACACTCTAGTAATTAGCATGACTCAAGACATTATCAAAAGATTATTAAATAAAGTGGATGATGCCGTCGAAGCCTGTGAAAATGACGGATCAAAATGAAGAACTTGAAGAAGTTCTGGACTTTGACAAACCAGAGTTTAAGTTCGAGCCAAACGAACAACACGAATGGCGACAACAAGGACCATATCTAGTATGTAAGAGTTGTGAGTTACATCACGCCACTTACATAGGAATAGATAGGATATTAACAGGACTGGACGATAAAGGTCGCCCAATCTTAGTAAAGCGTTAGTTTTTACTCTTTAAGGAGAGTAAGCACTAGCCTTTTGCTAGGCTAAAGACACCATCGCACGATCTATAATCGGTGCGTTATCAATTAAATAGCAAAACTATGTCTGATGAAGACAACTTGACGCTAAACACAGAAGCTGAGGAAGAGGTCAGCTTGCCCACCCCGTCAGTGGATGAACCAAAAGCGACTGAGGAAGCCCCTGAGATTGAATCTGAGCCGACGGGTGAAGAAGAAAGTCAAAATGAGGAAGAAACAGAAAAGGAAGAACCTAAAAAGGGTTATTCTAATAGGGTGCGTGAACTTGTAAAAGAACGCAACCAAGCAAAAGAAGAAGCTAAATCGCTATCTGAACGCTTGAAAGAGTTGACTACTCCAGCAGAAACGCCAGAGTATACGCCAACATTCAATGCAGGTGACGAAATTAGTCCAGAACAGTATCAATCCGACGTGATGCGTCGTGCAGATGCCTTAGTTAGTCTAAGGATGAAGCAACAAGAAGCTGTCAGTAGGATTAACAACGAAGCCACAGATGTGATTAAGGCCTATTCAGAGCTTGACCCTGATAGTGATAACTTTAATTCGGAACTTTCTGAAGCAATAACTGAGGCTACGGAGTCTTATATCAAACAGAACCCGTACTCCGCATCAGTCAAAACCTACGTTGACAAGCTGATGAAGCCCTATAAGGGGGCAGTTGTTAAAGAAGTTGGTAAGGCTACCGAGACGATGGCGAAACAGGTATCGGAGTCCGCCCTCAGACCAACGTCTGTCAAACAGGAAGGGAAAACAGTAGATCAAAAGTCTATTGAAGAGCTAGAGCAAGACTTGGGAATTGTAATAGCTTAAATACGTCGGAAAGGTGGTGAAATAAATTATGGCAGCAGTCGGACAAGGAATGAGTGGGGCAACAAACCCTAACTTAACCTCTACATTAAGTCCTGAAGTATCTACTTATTACGAAAAAGTGTTCTTGCAAAGAGCAGAATATGAACTCGTACTTAAGGAAGGTGCACAGGTTAGAACACATCCAGCCAATGAGGGCAGAACAGTAAACTTTACTCGTTACCAACCTCTAGGTATTGTGACCTCTCCTATTGGAGAAATGTCTAACCCAGTGACTTGTAACATAACCGCATGTACCGTGGCTATGACCTTGAGTGAGTACGGTGTCACAACCAACCACTCCAAACTCTTAACCTTAACTGGAATCGATTCTTCGATGAAAGAAAAGATTGAGTTAGTCGGTCAAAACATGGGAGAAACTCTTAACCGTTTGGTTAGAGCTGAATTGGAGAACGCTACCGCTTTCTATGGTAATGATCACGCAATCGACACACTAGCATCAGGAGATAATCTCGATGCTTGTAACATTCGCTTGATGGTTCAAAAACTAGAGTTAGCTAAAGCTAAGGCTTACAAGGACGGAATGTTCTTGGGTAAAACTGATCCTATCAGCAAATACCAACTATTAGGAGATACTACATGGGTTAACGGAAAGACTTACAGCGACATTAAAGACTTATACAATGGTGAAATGGGTGAATTGTACCAAGTGAGATGGCTCTTGAATAAAGACGTCAGCTCTGGAACAGAAGCAACTTCCACAGCTTCTTCAGCAGTGGTTCGTTACTACACCTATGTTCATGGTGATCAATCCTTCGGGGTATACGATCTCGCACAGGACAAACCAAAACTATACATTCTTCCTAATGTTGTTGACAGTAACTCTCCAGCAGGTAGAATTTCTATCGTTTCTTGGGCAGGTTCTTACGCTACTAAGTTGCTCAACTCAGATTGGGCACTTGCAGCTAGGTTTACCGCAGCTTAAGTGTTACCTTGATTCCCCCGCCCCAAGCGGGGGGTCAAGTAAATAATTAGTTATATATGTCATTTAAAGAACCAGTAGCCACAGAAACACAAAAACCTCGAGAAGTAAAAGAGGTAACTCCATCTTCTGGTGGTATTGTTGACAATGTGGAAGTTCCATACACAGACTATGAGACCCAGAATGGAAAACCTTTTATAGTTGACCACTACGGTTTATCAGATCGATGGAAAGATTATGAGGGCGGTTTTGGGGAAGAAATTGCTACAATAGATGGATATATCCAAGGAAAAATAACTAATGGGGATTTGGCAAATAGTCAATCAGCCATTAAAGAAGAGCTTAAGAAAATAGAGAAACTAACTAATATGAGTAAGGAAGAGAGGGTTGTTATTAAACTTGGAAATATATCAGCTTATGCTAAATTCTTAATGGAGGCAGATAATATTAAATTTAACGCACGTAAATACAGATGAGTAACCCATTTACAATTCCATTTAAGATACCAGAGAAAACCGACATTGAAGTTAGGGTTTTAACCCCAACAAGTGCAGGAGACACTTCTTGTGGTGCTACATTTGAGGGTTGGTATGAAGATGTATAGTGTATAATACCCTTAAGGTGAAAAAGGAAACATTGGTTACAGGTTCAAGCGGATTTATAGGAAGCCATTTAGTAGAGAGGTTAGATAATTTTAGGTCGGTTCCACATTCAG